ACTGAAAATTATCTGAAAGGTGATTTAGTTCAAAAATATGAACTTGGTGGTGTATCTTTACGTCGTATCAATCGAACTCATGATTTCAGAGAGGTAACTGATACTAATCCCATAACACTTGATTCATATAAAATTAAATTAAACATGGGAGAACAAGGGATTGGAAGAAGCACATCAACTGTGACAAGTTACCCAGCTTTATTCTTAGATCAAACAAAATCAACCGGAGGCCTTGATATACGTGCCACTCAAAATATGCCGTTTGAAATTATCACTCCAATGATTCAAAACATGACTGTTGCTGGAACTGCAGTAGAAGCTTCTATAAGAACTGTAAGCGGAACAAGTATAAATGATGGTTCGGGTGAAGGGACAGATGTTCCATTCATAAACAAAGGTGATGAATTTATTGCTCTTGATGATATTAATTATCTTGACTCTCCTAGAGTTATTGCTTCAAGGGTAAATGAGTTAAATACATCAACTCTTAACGTATTACCGGGTGATAGATCGTTTAACATGTCATTGCAATTACTCTCAGGAACTGATTTATTATCACCAGTGATTGATACTCAAAGAATGAACGCAATATTGACCTCTAACAGGATTGATAATGTAATTAGTGATGTCACCGTTGACAGTAGAGTTGATACTTTATTTGGAGATCCATCATCTGCAGTCTACATTTCAAAAGAAAATACGCTTGAAACCTCTGCCACATCACTCAGAATTATCGTTGACGCTCACGTCAATCGATATAGTGACATCAGAGCATTTTATGCAATTAGTAATTCTCAAGGATCTGAACCAATATTTGTTCCGTTCCCCGGATATGATAATCTTGATGAAAATGGTAGAGTAAGAACAAGTGATAAGAGTAGTGGTAGACCCGATGCATTAATTACTAAGAGTGATCCTACAGGATTTACACCAGAAGAACTTGAATATAAGGAATATACGTTTACTGCAAACG